TGAATTTCTCAATTCTTGTAGCATCAGTTACAGAGGTGTCTGTTCCTGAAGGTTTTGCATGTAAAGCTTTTGAAGGATCTTCAATAGCAGTTGTAACTTGGTCAATACTTGTACAGTTACCTGACCAACTTAAAGTTGCAATTCCATCAATAGCAAAATCAATTTCTACCTGATTTACTTGACATTCATTTAGTCTATATGTTGTATTTTCTAGTGCAAAGAAAATGGATAGTTTTAGCAATTCATGATGGTCTGATCTTTCAAAGACTACATCACAATCTGTTGAATCACTTGTTACAGCAGAAGCCGAAGTTCCTGTTAGTGCACCGCCTGTTATATCTTTACCTGCGATTGCTGCCCAAAGAATATTTTCAACCATGTCATGTTTACCAGATGTTCTGAAACTAGCAGTTCCATGTTTAAAAGGTCTTGCATAAGTTTGGAAAGACCACTCACCTGGTGATAATGAATCGTTGAATCTTTTAGAACTTCTTCTTGGGGTTGTTCCTGCTTCAGATACTGTAATATCTGATGATTCGTTTGCTTGAGAAAAACTATACCCATCTAATACACCAATTTTAAAAGTATTTGCGTCGTCTTCGTTTCCTACAAATAATCCAGTACCTGCTCTGGTACCTTCTGCAGTAGTTCCTGAAGTTACACCATTAACTGTTAGTACTAATCCGTTATCTCCACTTCCTGAAGAAGCGGTTGAAGTAACTGTATCGTCATCTGCATAACCAGTTCCTCTAAAGTTATTTGGAATAAATACTTCAGAAACAGCACCGCCTGATACGGCAGCAACTATACATTTGAAGCCAGTACCAGAACCACTAGTTGTACCAAAAGTGATAATATCACCTACAGCATGATTAGTGTTTGTGCCACCGATTACATCTACAGTTACTACGTTACCTCCAGCAGATGTTACTCCATTAACTGAACTAACAAATACTTTGGTATTTCTCGATAGATTTAAAGCCATTGCTTTCTCCTATTATTTCATCTTTGGAAAGGATTCCGCGTGATTTTAATCAGCTTCTTCGTTTCCTAATATCGTATAGTGACAACCATTTCTCCTATGCCTAAAGGCTCTACAACTCCTTCATCAGTACTTATTGACGTTATAGTCATAGAGGTTGTTTTTAAGTTAGGGTCTACAGTGTCATCATACACTAAAGCATCATTATCGTCTACAATTTTTTCAATATCTTCTAATAATAGTGCTAATTCTTCTTGAGCATCTTCATTATTACTAATGTATGCCCTTATTGTTACTTGTAAAAATCTCCATTTAAATCCGCCTGGTTGATATTCTCTTTCTTCATCTCCTGCAACCACGCAAACTTTTGGATATTGTTCTATTTCATCTAGAAAGACCATTTTTGCTTTTACATTTTCAAATATATTAGAATTAAAAGGATGATTTCCATCAATTTCTTTTAATTTATTTGCTAAAGCTTCGGCAATTTTCTTTCTTTGAGTTCTATAAATAGCCATTAAATTCTCCTAAGAGTAAATTTTTCTCTAACATGTCTCTCTGCTATATTTCTTATACTTTTTGATATAAGAGGTTTAGGATTATATCCTGTAGGCCATTGTTTTGTTCCTAAGTTTTCAAAAGTAGAATAAGGATCAAGTTGATAAGTATATTCTCCTATCATTGTTTTTTGTCCTTGCCTTAAACTTGTTAATTCTACACTATTTGAAAATCTGCCTGTCTGATTTATTAATGCAGGTCTTCCCATGTTTCTTCTAACTTCTGCTGGTAAACTTCTATTAATTAAATATTTTAGTCTAGCTGGGGATAATTTTTCAGTTTTCTTTCCGGTCTGACTAACCCTACCACCTAATGTTGTTGAGCCTCTAATAAGCATAGCTTCTTTTGTAATTGAAGATTTTAAAGCTTTTCCTTTTCTTGCTACCCCTCTATTTCTAGTAGGTTTAAAACTTTTTGCTTTTAATGAAACTTTCTTTACTGTTTTTGCTTTAGATATACGATTTACAATATCTACTGCTGCATCTTCAACTGCTTGTTCAACAGGGGGCTTACTTCCACTTAAATAAGCTAATAGTAGTCCTAAATATCCTCTCTTTTTGACTATAATATCTTTGATTGCTTTATTAATTGCTTTAATTAACGGTTCAGTATCAGTAGGTTCTGATCCTGCATAGTTTTCTTTTAAACTTGCATCAATAATATAACCAAAAAACACTCCTTTAACTTTTTTGTTTGTATTTCTTTCTAAAGTTATTTCTAAATTTTCTAAGACTTGTTCATATAAATCAGTTAATGTAAATAACCCCTCAAAATTCATTTCTGGTTCTGCATTTTTTAATTTATCAAAAGCTAATAAAGCTTTGGTTGTTTGTTTTTCGTGCCCTACTTCAGTAACTGAAGATGTTAAATTTTTTGTTTGCAAACTTGTAGGAATAATTCCAGGACTCTCTAATGATCTTGTAAATAAATCATCAAATCTAACTTTAAACCATTGCTTCCATAAGGCAGTTCTTACTGCTCTAGCAAATTTTGTAACTGCTGAATCTCCTACTCTTTGTCTTTTAATATTAGGATTTCTTTTTCTAACAAACCTTATATCTAATGTTCCTGATTTTTTAGCTCTTCTTAAAATATACACTCCTGGTTTTATTGGAGTGGTGGCTGCATTAAAATATTGTAAACTTCCACTATAAGTATCCAATGAACTTGTAGTTTTTATTTGTTTAATTAGCTCTCTTACAGTTTCTTTCCAGTTTGTTTCAGTATTAACTGTAATATCTCCACTACTATGCCCAAACTCATAAATATCCATTCCTTTATAAGAATCAAATATTTTATCAGTACCTTTTATTAATCCAGGTGCTAAATCATCTGGATCTAATGTTAAATCTAGTATGACATTGTCTCCTAAACCAGAAACATAGTTTATAGTATCTCTGTTTTGTTTAATAAGTGCTATAACTTCTCTTTCTATTTTATCTTTTATAGTAGAAAAAGCCATTATTTATGTACCTTATAAAAATCAAGTATTCTTTTTATATGATCTGGAAAACCTATATTATCTCTTAAAGTTGTTGAAACTTCATTTCTTATTTGTGCTCCAGATATTGTTAATCCTGATTTTCTTTCATCTTTAAGATAATATTTTGCTAAATCAAAACAAGCAAGTCTTAAATCTTGCGGTGTAGAGGCATATCCAGAACGATAAACAACTTTTACTGCTTTTCTTCCTTTCGGAAATGCCTTGTCACTTGTAGCTGTTGTTCTTCTTATTAAATCTAGCTCAGTGTCTACAATATACTCATATTTTCCACTCGAGTCTGAATTTTCTGTAATTAAAGTAACATAGCTATCAGATTGACTTTGTCTTTCTTGTACCTCACTAACACTCACTAATGGGCTCTCATCAACCATTACTGCAGTAGTAAAATCATCTCTTATATCGAAAAACTCAGTTTTATCTGTTGAATAAAAATCAATAAAACTAGTTCCACAATATGTTTTTACTGCCTGACTTATAGACGGTATAATAACATTAAGTTTAGCATCTTCGTTCAAGCCTTTTATGCCTGCGAAGTCTTTGTATTCCTGTAGTGTTATTAAGTTTGCCATAATTCATAAAAATTGGTGGTTTATAGGTAAACCACCAAAACCATTAAGCATTAAGATGCTTTATAAGCTCTTGCGTGAACTGATGTTGCACCGTCAATTAAGTCAGAGAAACCAAGTCTTTGTGAAGCCACTAGGACTCTTCTTTGGTTTGCTACTTCATAATCAGACTCGATGGTTACCCCTCTAAGTCTTGGCATTACATAGTTTCTAGCATAAACAGCGACAGCATGTATTTTACTTACTGCTGGTGTTGCGAATTCATCACAAAGAAGAACTCTTGAACCGAACACTTGTCCGATTTCACCAGATAGCTTAGTTGCCATATCGCCAACTAGGTTAGCATCTTGGAACTCTGCGTCTGATAGTAAATTAAAGTACTCTTGTTGGTTAACAATGTACACTACATCTGCTGGATTTACACCATATTTACCCATTTTCTTTCTCATAGCTAATAGGTCTGCTGCTGTTAAAGACTCAGATGCAAATGCTGTTGCTGATGTAGTCAAGTGAGTACCTGTACTGTCATCTGTTCTAGCTAAATGTCCTAAACCTTCAAATGCTGCGCCTGAAGTACCAAAAGCACCGTCAGCGTCGTCACCTAAAAGAATAGCATTTTCTATTGCTCTTGCATGTGATCTTACCATTGACTCTCTAATTAAAGGAAGTATTGGCATGATTGCGTCTTCTTCAGTTTCATTACCTAAGTATGATTGTGAAATTAGTTTTTTAGTTGAAAGAGTTTTTTCTGTTAAATCAACTCCACCTGCTGAACCAGGATTGTATGCATCACCTCTTTCAGCCAAGTTACCGTGTGGTGAAGAACCACTTGCAGCTTGGTTTCCAGTGAACTCAGCATAACCTGAATCTGGTAGGATTGGTATAATCATATTTGCAGAAGTCATTGGTATTTCTCTAAATAGAGGTGCTAATACTAACTCATTCTGAATATCTCTTTCGATGTTTGTTGAAACGATTTGCTCAAAATCTGCGGAAGAAACGCCAACACCTGAATGGGCGTTAACTTTTTCCATAACACTTTTTGCATAACTATTGTCCCAACCTTTACCGGTAGCTAAACCAGCAAATTTTGCGTCAATAATATCGTTTTCGAAAGCTTTTTTCCAGTCGCCTTGACCTGTTCTGTCTGAAAAGATTCTTTTTGACTCTCTGATATTCATGATTTCTTCTGATTTCTCAGATAATTGAGATTCGAGTGATTTAACCACTGACTCTAAATCTTCATGCTTTTCATTGACTCTCTTTTCAACATCAGACATAAGCCTTTCAGCTCCTGATAAACCTGCTTCAATAACAGATTTTTGTTCTTCCTGCTTTGCTTCTTGAACAGCCTTTTCTTCGGCTTCAATTTGAGCTTGTTTTTCAACCTGCTCTTTTTGTGCCTTTTCTTCTGCTGCTTTAAGTTCTGCTTGCTTCATTGCGTACTGAGCAACAGCTTTTTCAGCTGCCTCAGCGGCAAATTTGTCAAGATCGAACTCTGGAGAAGTTTCAGGATTCATTTTTTCTTCTGACATAGTCGTCTCCATTTTTTGGGATTTCTCCCCACTTGGCTGCTCAATTTTCACAGCGTCTGCTGAGTCTATCGAGTTAGCCTTGATAAATTGCTTTTTAAACTTATTGTAGTCTTCCATATTATCAAATGACTTTGCTAAAGAGAACGTTGCTCCCTGGTTGCAAGGTACTGATACTACAGAAACTTCAAAAAGTTCTGCGTCTTTTATTTTATATCCGTCAGTTTCAGTCATATAATCTGCATCCTTGACTTTGAAGCCGACAGAAAACGCTCCAAGGACACCATCTTTTACTAAATCTTTTATCTCACCTGCTGCTTTAGAAATTCTACCTGAGATTTCTAAACCTTTATCGGTTACTTCTAAACCAGTTGCTCTACCGATAGGTCTATTATAGTCATGATTAAAAAGTAAAACAGGATTATTTTTGAAATTTTCTAGTCCACCTTTTGCCCATGCTTCTGCTTCGATTATATCGCCAGCTCTATCTAGTGCATTTGTACTTGCAGAACCTTTGATGTC